TTGACTATGCCTACAAATCTGCCAGCGTTGATAAAACGGCTGCTACTACTCGACAAATTCTTGACGCAATCACAATTGCTTGGCCAGCTGATCAAGAAATTGATCAGGGCGTGTTTATTGGACTCTATTATATGAACAGTATTGTTAAAAGTTTAAACAAAAAGATGCCAAAGAATTGGATGCAGGATATCACTGAAACTTGTGCAGTAAGTTTTTCGTCTAGTCACGACTGCCATACCGCTGCCAAGCGTCAATGGGACTTTTTTGTTGGCAGTGCTTGGTCTGCCCCGCAAGGAATGTTTAAGTTTATGCGAGAAGTGTACCTTATTAACGGTGGTAAATTAGCAATACCTAGTGAAAACTTAGACATCGGTGTACTGGGTAAGACCTGGTGCGAACCAAATCTTATCCCACAAGTGTCCATAGACTGTTTTAAATTAACGGGCGCCGACAAGACTTTTTTTGCAATACAAAACGGCACAACAATCGAAGGCAAAAAGTTTATGGAGATGAAGGCATAATATGGCTAAATCCAAATTTCAGTCACTGGTTGAATCTTACCAACCCGTAGAATATCGCAAGGTCAAAAGAGATCAAGGTGCTTATGATCAAACCACGGAGTCAATAAGTCGTGAACTGACTCGTTTACTCAAAGAGTATAGCGGGTTGACAGAAATGAATCAAACAGCCAGACTGGTTCGAGATCGAATTGATGATGCGTTGAGGCGATCGCATGATTATAATATTGCCGGTAACATAAAAGCTCACTATCGAGAAAAAGGTTTACAAAAAAAGGACTACGACTTTGAGCACGTGATACCACAAAAAGTAATTCGCGATATGCTGATTCAAGGCGTGCTCACTGTTATTCAAGCAATGAATCCGCCGACCTGTCTGATTAAAAAAGTAAATCATGTGGCTTTAAAAAAAGCAGGCTGGGCTAGTAAAACACCCAGTGTGTATCATTTTTTTGATAGATACACTCAAGTGTTTACTACAGAAATTGAAACCTATAATGGACAATCAATAAATGATTTACATGCGTGGACTCTGGAAAAACATTATCAACATTTTGGAATACCAGTATGAAATACTTTGCTTATGGGATGAATACCAATAAGGATGAAATGAATCGACGCTGTCCAACGGCCGAATGTGTTGGACCTGCTTGGATTGACGATCATGAATTGGTATTTCGTACTCATGCAGATATTGCCCGATCACCGGGCAATATCTGCCATGGGGTGCTTTGGGATATATCCATGCAAGATTTACAAGCTCTTGATACCCTCGAAGGGTATCCATATTATTACACTAGATTTCTTGTAAAAGTCAACACCGGCAAAAGTTTTGTCTTTGCAATAACTTATCAAATGACGGATCAAACCTACTTACAACAACCTGGTGTGGGCTATTTAGAAATGGTACGCGAAGGTTACGAACAAAATGGTGTGCCTGTTGATCAAATTGACCAGGCAATAAATATGGTATGCTCTTCATTGACCGAGATGACGACGGAATATCCCACTTCATGGTTACCAACGATGCGGGACTTTGTTTGATTAGAACTCGTAACAGAAAAATTGCCGATTATGTAAATTATTACAGTTATGGTGCTCCGTTAGATGCACAACTAGCTGTAGGCGGTGATCGTAATCATCCTGAAATTGGTCCAATTTGGCGGTTTACTCGAAAAGTTTTAAAATAAAAAATTGACAAGCTTGACTATACAATATATACTATCATGATCTGGATTCGGTCCAGACCATTACAGGAGGCAACATGGCTGGACGGAATTTTTTATTTGTGCCTGGACCTACCAATATACCAGATCGTGTATTGAGAGCTATGGTTGCAAGTATGGAAGACCATAGATCACCAGACTTCCCCGCGATTACCGATCAAATTACCCAAGGACTAAAACGGGTGTTCCGCACTGACGCAGGAACACCTTTTGTGTTTCCCAGTTCGGGCACCGGCTGTTGGGAAGCAGCACTCACCAATACACTATCACCCGGAGACCATGTTCTTGCTGCAAGGTTTGGACAGTTCAGTCACTTATGGATTGAAATGTGCGTCAAATTAGGTTTAGATGTAGAAGTTATAGATTGTGAGTGGGGCACCGGCGTTCCATTGGATCTATATCTTGATAGATTAGAAACAGACACCAATCATTCAATCAAAGCGGTATTGGCTTGCCATAATGAAACAGCGACCGGAGTGACTTCTGATATTGAAGGAGTTCGTAGAGTATTGGACAACGCTAATCATCCGGCATTACTATTTGTAGATTGTGTATCTAGTCTTGCCTCAATTGATTTGAGATTTGACGACTGGGGAGTAGACATGGCTGTATCAGGTTCACAGAAAGGTCTGATGCTACCAGCTGGTCTGGGTATACTATGTGCTAGTCCAAAGGCACTGGAGCAGCGTCATACAGCCAAACTAAAACGAGCATACTTTGATTTAGATGACATGCTTAAAAGTACTAGCACAGGCTACTATCCATACACACCAGCACTAAGTTTGTTATATGGCTTAATTGAATCGTTAAAAATGATTAACGAAGAAGGCCTCGACAACATCATACGCCGACATCACTATCTGGCCGCAGGTGTAAGAGCAGCAGTACAAGAAGGTTGGGGCCTAGAACTATGTGCTCAAGAGCCAAAATGGTATTCGGATACAGTAAGTGCCATCATGGTGCCCAATGGCATCAATGGTGCTGATGTAATTGCACGAGCATACAAGAGATATAACTTGAGCTTGGGTGCTGGCTTAAGCCGAATGGCAGGCAAGTTATTCCGTATTGGTCACCTGGGTGATATGAATGAAGTGCATCTTATGGCAGCAATTGCCGGAGCCGAAATGGCCATGTTGGATACAGGCATAAAAGTTGAACCAGGCAGTGGTGTTGCAGCAGCCAGCGATTTCTGGCGTTATCAAGCATTGTTCTAATTGATTTGTTAGTGTATAATAACAGTATGAAAAAACAAACCGTGACAATGACTCCCGAAGGCGGTCGCTGGTGGCGTATGCGTGTGGTACATTGGACTATACTAGCCGTCCTGTTTCCGCCTATTTTTGTAATCCTATGTATGTTTCTACTAAATCCACTTTGGTTTAGGGATGATTTGTTGATATGGTTTGAGAACAGGATCAACGAGTTTAGCGTATGGCGCAACAAATTGCTATATCGCATTTACCTGGGTGCGAATCCGGAAATTTGGCATGCGTTAAAAGATTAGCAACATTACAAAGATAGCAACTGTTGCAAAGATACCAACTTTTGTTGCAAAAATAACAACCGTTGACCATAATTTACCATTTTGCTATAATATTGGTATAGTAACTAATAAGGAGCGTACCAAATGATACATTACGGAATGAGTACCGATAACGGTAATCGTGTAGTGGATGGTGTTGTAATTGCTGCAAAACAACTACACTGGACTCTAACCGAAGTCACCGAAATCATGGATATGATTTCAACTGCGCGTGGCTTACATGAAGCCGGCAATACCGGTGTTCGTGAGAGTGTAAACGCTGCAATTTTTAAATAAGGAGCAAAGTTAGTGCTTGACACTAATTCCGTTTTTTCGTATAATACTTGAATAATAACAATACAACATCAACTACAGGAGCTGTTATGAGTTTCGTAAGAATTCGATCCGGTGCATATCGCACCACCGATGTATCCAACCGTGTGTTCCAACTTGTAGAACAATACAAGGCCGGTGCCAAAGGTGGCTATGTCACAGTCAAGAACGGTGGCCAATTCCCTGGCTTCCCAGAAGATATCCGTGTCAAAGTTAATAGCATGAGTGATTACGAGTTCGTGAGTTCCGATGAGTTTGATGGCCAAGTGGTGGCAATGGATACAGATGTTGCTGCCGTAGTGAATGATTCGAAGTCGGATGAAGAGCGTATGGCTGAGATTGCCGGGCGTTTTGAGATTCTGACAGAGATGACTAAGGCTGCTACTACCGGTGACATCCGTGCTATGATCGTAAGCGGTCCTCCGGGTGTGGGCAAGAGTTATGGCGTAGAAGCCGAGATTGAAAAGGCGTGCTTGTTCGACCAAATCGCGGGCCGTCGTCTTAGAGCCGAAGTAGTAAAAGGTTCGGCCACTGCTATCGGCTTGTATCAAGCCTTATACAAGTATTCGGATCCAAACTGCGTGGTTGTGTTCGACGACTGCGACAGTATTTTACTTGATGATGTGTGCCTTAACTTGCTTAAAGGTGCTCTAGACTCGGGTAAGAAACGTAAGATATCATGGATCGCAGAATCGCGTATCTTGCGTGACGAAGGTATTCCTAACAGTTTTGAATTTAAAGGTTCGGTTATCTTTATTACTAACCTCAAGTTCGACAAAATGAAGAGCCAGAAACTGCGTGATCACTTGGATGCACTGCAATCACGCTGCCATTACTTGGACCTTACACTAGACACCATGCGCGACAAGATCTTGCGTATCCGCCAAATCGCTCGCTCTGGTGAACTGTTTGCGGATCTTGAACTTGGTGATATTGCACAGGACGAGATCATTGAATTTATGAACGTTAACAAGAACAGTCTACGTGAAATGAGCTTGCGTATGGCTATAAAAATTGGTCAGCTGTACAAGAGTTTTCCTACCAAGTGGGTGGCACTTGCACAATCAACCTGTATGAAATCTGCGTAAGCAGATCGCCCGGGGTTTTTGATAGCTCCTTTTACTCCGGTTCTTTGCCCCGCTTAGGCGGGGGTTTTTTTGACTTTTACATTTATAAGTATTACACTTACACTATGAAAAAATTTCCGTCAGTTGAAGATTATATCGAAGTTATCAATGGTGATCGTGATATTGTGACTGGCAAGTTGTACGGCTTGTTTGATAGCCGTCCGCCCATAATTAGCCTTGCCAGATACGATGTTAAAATCTTAGACAGCATGAGTCAGGCTACACAAAGCGGGCGAGCTTTAACAGACAAACAGGCAGAGTTGGCAGTCAAGATTGTGCTCAAATATCGCAAACAGTTGGCTGCTCATTTGGTTGATGTTAGTCCTGTTGAAACTCCTACGTTTAGATTGGGCATAAGACAAATTGATCGACGTAGACTTTTGTACATCGATAACAACAGCATTATGTTAAAGTTTCCGTACGATACTACACTAATAAATGACTTGAGAGACTTGGCCATGGTCAGCCAAGGCAGTTGGAAATTTGATAGCCAAAATCGCAGCTGGGCATTGGCTTTGACTGAAATGAATGTGGTAGCGGCCAACGGCTTTGCACAAAATCACAAGTTTGAACTTGCACCAGAATTCGAACGTTACATACGGGCAGTTGAAGACTGTGAATCACAACAATATGAAATCAAATTGATCGCGGACACTAAAGAAAGTTACACTATCACAAACGCCGCTCGTACCTTGATTGAAGCTGTCAACGACTGGACTAATTTAGAGCATTTGATTGATCGTAGTGCTGTATACGGTTACACAGTGGATGAGCCGCTTGTTTTAGACATTGTTTCCAAGTACGGACCACGTGTGGCCAATCTTATGACTACTCAAGAAACCAAGTTTGCACCCACCAGTGATGAGACTGTGTTTCAAGATCTTGTCCGGTACGCAGACACAGTTGGCAGATATCCTATCTATGTTTATGAACCCGACATGAGCGAAAGACTGTATAACAATTTTGTAGCTAAATGCTTTGATAAAGATGATATTTATCGGACACAAAGTTTAAAACAAAAAGATCTTATCACTGACAAAAAAGTTGTTTACTTCAACAAGTTTACTGCACTTTGGGATGAACCTATACCGTTATTGATTAGTGGCCAAGGCATGATGCATGGCGGTGACAAAACTATTTTGTTACAACGAGCAGAAAAGGTTGTATACTTTGCTACAGAAGTGTATAATGTTGCAACTATGAAGCGTAAAAACTAATGCAGGCTCGATTATTAATCAAAGACGAAGTCAATGTAAAAATTGAAGGCCTTGAACTTAACACAAGGACAGCCTTAGTAAAACGATACAAATATGAAATACCGGGCGCTCGTTATCAACCCAGTGTAAAACTTGGACGCTGGGATGGCAAGGTTCCTTTCTTCAATCTTGGCGGCACCACTTACATCAACTTGTTGCCAGAGATCCTGCCCTATCTTGATGAACAAGGCTACGATGTTGAGGTAGAGGATACAAGACAGTATCGCACCACGTTTGAATTTGTTCCGGTAGATGAAAACACTTATCAACACAAACAGTGGCCCCAAAATCATCCAAAGGCTGGCCAACCTATAGTACTACGAGACTATCAACCAGAAATTATCAATAGATTTTTGGCCAATCCACAGTGTGTGCAGGAAGTAGCCACCGGTGCCGGTAAAACTATCATCACAGCAGCACTGGCAGATTCTGTGAGCCAGTATGGGCGTACAATAGTTATTGTGCCTAACAAAAGTTTAGTGACACAGACAGAAGATGATTTTGTTAATCTTGAATTAGATACCGGTGTGTATTTTGGAGATAGAAAAGAATACAATAGAACACATACTATATGTACTTGGCAAAGCTTAAACAATTTATTAAAGACGACCAATAACGCCGAGGCTGATATCACTATAGGCGAGTTCTTGGAGGGTGTAGTAGCAGTTATAGTAGACGAGGTACATCAGGCCAAAGCCGATGCATTAAAAGCACTACTGAGCGGACCGTTTGCACAGGTTCCTATACGTTGGGGCTTGACTGGTACCATACCCAAAGAAGATTACGCAAGACAAAGCATCAACTGCATGCTGGGTCCTGTAGTAGGACAACTAAGCGCCAGCGAACTACAAGAAGCCGGACACTTGGCTCAGTGTCATGTCAATGTGGTACAGTTAGTGGACCACAAAGAATATAACAACTATCAAAGCGAACTAAAATATCTAATAGAAACTGCTGAAAGACTTGACTATATTGGTCGTTTGATAAGTACTATAGTTGATTCGGGCAACACACTTATATTGGTAGATCGTATCAGCGCCGGACGGGCATTAGCCAAACGACTACCAGGCAGTGTGTTTGTTTCTGGGGCGACTAAAGCCGGGGAGCGCAAAGAGCACTATGACGAAGTGGCAGAGGCAACAAACAAAATCATCATCGCTACTTACGGCGTCGCAGCAGTTGGTATTAATATTCCCCGTATTTTTAATCTTGTTCTTATTGAGCCTGGGAAGTCTTTTATTAGAGTTATACAAAGCATTGGGCGGGGCATACGTCGAGCAGAAGATAAGGACTTTGTTCAAATCTGGGACATCACCTCCACCTGTAAGTTCGCAAAACGACATTTAACAAAACGCAAAACTTTTTATAAAGAGGCTAATTATCCTTTCACTGTAGAAAAGGCAGAATGGCAATGATATTTCAAATTGAAGATCGAGGCAATGGCATAAAATGGGTGCAGATAGATCGCACTGACATGCGTGATATTGCTCGTTGGTGGCAAGAAAAAGCAGCAATTTTACTTTTACAACAATGAGAATACTAACACTTGACAATACAGCTTATGAGCTAAATGAAGTTCCGGACGAAATAGAGGATTTACGATTTGCTGTGCTAGATAATTCAGATTCTAGAACACCTGACTACTTTTATATTCCTCTTATCTTTTTAGAAAGTTTTAATAGCCCGGCTTTGGTATTACGTATAGGCGATCACACAGTTAAAATGCCAGTGGATTGGCATGTGTTGATCGGCGAACCAGATCTAGGCGATCTAGAAGTGGTTCCTTTAACCAGTATTAATGATAGAGGCTTCAGTGTGTTTTGTTTTAACCCTATAACTAGCTTTAGACCAGAATTTGCTAAAATAGAAATAGTTGACATTTATCAAGATGTTAAATGGTATTTTCCAAAACTTAAACCAGGTCAACTGTTAGCAGTGCCATTGGAAACCGGTGTTGAAAAACCTTTGTGTGCCTACTTTGTTAAAGACATTTCAAGACAAAGCGAAGTAGTTGATTATTCAAAATGTTGGTGATATGAGCCAATTAGAACCTGGAGCTACTTACATATACGAACGTGCAGACGGTATAGTTTATGCACGTAAACTAGGAGACCCACCTTATCAAAGATTTGAGATTGGCAGGGATTATGATACAGAAAAAATGTTTTCAGAATTGCATGAAGAAAGGCTTTGGGAAAACATTCATCGTGCTGCAAAAACAAATGCCGCTTTACAAGATGCCTTAGATCGTGTTAAACTTATATATACGTTAAGCAATCAGGAAGACACAGTACCACACCATCCAGTATGACAGACAAATTAAACATTGCCAACGAAATGCGAGCCTTTGATACTAAAGATCGAAACTTTTATCGTGATCTCACTGATGAAGAACGAAAGAAATTTAGCAATTACCTAATGATTAGATGGGGCAGCAGTGTACAGGGCAGTACAGAACTACAACAGTATTATTTACTTGCCTGCAACGAAAATTTTAACAAACACTTCTTTGAATTGAGTCGACATCCTGAATTACAATGGTTGTTGGCTACCACAGTCAGTCCTGGCATGGGTACATTTAGGCACGATTGGATCAAACAAAAAAAGCGTGAAGGTTCGAATAATAAAGCGGTAAAGTTTCTGCGACAAATATTCCCTGAGCGCAAAGAAGATGAATTAGAATTACTTGCCAAAATCAACGACACAGCAGATCTTAAACAACTTGCCAAGGAACACGGGTGGGATGACAGAAGAATCAAAGCCGAGCTATAAGTGTAAATACTGTAATAAAAGTTACAGCAAAGAAAGTACTCTTGCTGCACATCTTTGTACAGAAAAACGTCGTTGGCAACAGGAAACCGAAACAGGAGTTCAGTTTGGACTTAGAGCGTATCTACAATTTTATGAAACCACACAAGGTAGCGCACAGCTTAAGAGTTATACAGACTTTGTTACAAGTCCGTATTACAATGCTTTTGTTAGGTTCGGCAGACACTTGGTTGCTATTCGCTGTGTTAACAGCAACAGCTATACAGCTTGGTTACTGAAGAACAACAAAAAATTAGACCATTGGTGTAAAGACAAATTTTACGAAGAATGGTTACATGAATATGTTAGACGAGAAGCAGTGCAGGACGCACTCGAACGCGGCCTCAAACAAATGGAGGAATACTCCAATGGAGATAGTGGGCTTGCTAGTTACAGCCATTATTTTAAGTACGGCAATCATAATAGGATTTGTCATCATATTACCACTGGTCGCGTTAGCCCTTGGCTTGTATATAACTGCAATAGTGGCATTGAGTTTCTTGAGTCTATTTCTACAGAGCATTTGGCCATTGTTCTTCCTTGGATTGATCCTGATTACTGGAATCGTAAGTTCAAGGATTACGTGGCCGATGTAGAATGGTGCAGACATGTGCTAAAGGAAGCTGGACTATGAAATTTTCCAGTGATATCGACATTGATGTAGCTGATAGAGATCAAGCATTGTCTTGCTTGAAACACATAGCCGCAAGTATTGTACGCGACGAAAAAATCACAAAACACAATACAGGTGTTTACTTCACAGATATTCCTGTAGATCCTTACACTGGTCGCGCAAGTTTAGACTATGAAGCTGCCGAACAACGAGGGTACATCAAATTAGATATTCTTAATGTTGGGTTATATCAACAAATTAAAAATGATCAGCATTTACAGGAGTTAATGAATCAAGAGCCCTTGTGGGATTTATTACAGGCCAGAGATTTTTGTAGTCAACTAATACACATTGGTTCACATTACGATACACTAGCAAAAATGCCCGAGCCCGTTGATAGTATTCCTAGATTGGCTATGTTTCTTGCAGTGATACGTCCAGCCAAGCGTCATTTGATTGGTAGAACATGGCAGGAAGTTGCAGAGTCAGTCTGGAAGCGTCCTGCAGATGACAGCTACTACTTCAAGAAGTCGCATTCAGTTGGATATGCACATCTGGTTGCGGTTAATATGAACTTAATATGCGAGCAAATCAGTTACAGTTATAGCTAACCTAATTTTCTAACTAGAGTAATACTTCTTCGCTTGCTACGTTTGGCGGCAATTTCTTTTAGGCTCACTTGCGGGCCGAACTTGATTTCCACATCTTTTGAATTCATTGTTTTAACCACAGTTCTAAACGGAGTCCATTCTGTTTTCAAGAACACATTGATAGGTATCAGCCTGTTGCTTTCCCACCACCAAGTCTCTGCCAGCTCTAGAAATTGTTGTTTTTGTTCTAGCGTTCTAAGCGCACCGTAGTCATAAATTGTAGTAATTACTTCATCTAGGTTTTGAATAACGCCTATGTATTCATTGCCACCATATACAAGGTAAGTCAAAAAGGGATATTTTTTTAATAACTGCTGGTAGTTGGGTTCGTCCATTTTTCAATAAATACAAGATAATGCAAATTCTAGCTTATTTATATCCGAATACAGTCACGGTCCAATTATGGGATCCTGCTGTATTTTCACCAAGGAACAGAGTCGTGTACAGTCGCCCAATTAAAATCTATCAGGGAATAGACAATCCCTTACAAATTTCAATTTTGAATCAAGATCAAAAACCGGTCAATTTGACCGGATATCAAGTACAAATGCAAATACAGGATCCTTTAATTCAAGGCGCCGTTGATGCTTTTACGGTATCAATGACTGATATCAGCAAAGGTCAAGGCACAGTAACTATTCCTCGAGCTGTAACAGTTGCATTAGATCAAAGATTTTATAAATTAACACTAAAGTTAATCACTGTGGCGACCAATACTGAACGTCCACTTTATACAGATGCAAATTATGGAGTTCCATTGGATTTAGAAGTGCTACCAGCATACTATGAATCTGATCCGTTGAACTTCAGTGCAAATGCTGTAATTGATGTAGGAACAATATAATGACTGCCAATGTAACTTTAACAAACTACTTACTATTAAAAAGAGCCAATACCAGTGTGAGTTCTACCTATACTGGGTTAGTGGGCGAAATTACCATTGATACAGATTTAGATACTGTCAGGGTACACGATGGTGTTACTGCAGGCGGTCATGTATTGGCCAATGTTACACAAATTAATGACTCGGGTAATCTAAGCCCAGTGAATGCCAATGTTGCAGCAGCTAATGTACAAACTGACAGCCTAAGAGCCAACATCACTGCGGCCAATGTTGAAATAACCAGTCTAAAAGCCAACGCAGCAGCGCAACAAATTCAAATAAACAATTTTGCAGCCAATACCGGATTTGCCACACTGGATCAATTGATTGCCAACATCAACACAATTAGTGCAAATGTTGGTGCATTCCAGGTGTACAGCAATGCCAACGCAGGCACGCAGGCAACCAGTATTAATAATTTGAATGCTAATATTGGTGCATATCAAACTTTTGCCAACGCCAATGTTTTGGTCATACAGGCCAATTTAGGTGCCTATCAAACTTATGCAAATGCAAATGTAGTATCCATACAAGCCAATTTGGGTGCATATCAGACTTATGCCAATGCCAATGCTGCTGCACAAACAAACGAAATCAATAATTTATTTTCTAATGCTGGAGTGCAAGCCACAAGTATAAATCTTGTAAATGCAAATGTAACTGCTGCCAATGGTGCAATTACTGCACTGACTGCCAATGCTGCTACACAGGCTGG